TTCCAATACACTACTGACAGTGGATTAGGAACTGGAAGCTACTCTGCTGGAGGTATTGTTTTACTTTGTGGTAATGCAATTGGTATTACTTCAATCAGATACAATTCCACAAGTGGTATTGCTACAGTTTCAACTGGTTCTACTTCTCATGGTTTATATGTTGGCAATAAAGTTAAAATTACCGAATCCTCTTCATTCTTCAATGGTTCTTTTATAGTTAAAGAGATTGTTGGTCTTTCAACCTTTACTGCATATGTAGGTACTGGAATTGGATCAACTTATGCAGGTTCTGGTTATATTCTTTCAAATTATATTGATGCATATAATTCTGAAATTAGTTCCAATGATGAGTCTCTTTCCTCTAGACAGATTTCAATTTATGATAGAAAAACAACTTATCTTACAAGTTCTGTAACTTCAAGTTCTACATCAATTACTGTACAAAACATCAACAATTTTGCAAAAGGTGACTACATTGAGATTGATGATGAAATTTTAAGAATTAAAGAGTTTCCTTCATCCACAACAATTAATGTATTCAGAGGTGTTCTGGGATCAAGTTCAAAATCTCACGATTCTGGAAAGGAAGTAAGAAGAATTAAAGTTATTCCAAGTGAAATTAGAAGAACTTCATTTATTCGTGCTTCTGGTCATACTTTTGAATATGTTGGATTTGGACCTGGAAATTATTCAACTGGTTTGCCACAAAGACAGACAAGAACTTTAACCAAAGACGAGCAAAATCTTTCACAGAAACAACAAAACAAAGGTGGTATTGTTGTTTATACTGGTATGAATTCTTTTGGAGATTTTTATATTGGTAATAAGAGATTAAGTTCGAACACTGCACAAGAAGAAACATTAGATTCCCCAGTCATTACATATTATGGGGAAGAGTCTCCAGATAGACTGTTAAGTGGAACTTATGATGACTTAATTGTCAGACAAAGAATTAAAGTTGAAGGTGGATCAACAGGAAAAATTAAGAGTGAATTCTATGGTCCAGTTGAATTTACTTCAAAAATTACATCAACAAATGATATTGAAGTAAAAAATCTTTATCTTGTAGGTAATGTAGGATCTCCAAAATTAAGAACAATTGGCATATCAACACCAACAGATAGTGCTAATTCTGGTGATGTTGTCGATAGAAGTGATGTAACTTCTGGTAGTTACAAAGGATGGATTTATGCATCTAATGGTTGGAGAAGATATGGATTCATTTCTACTGATAGAGATTCATTTAGTATTTCAGTAGATAAAATTGGAATCGGAACTGATTCAAGTTTCTATACCATCGAAAATATTAATGGGTCTATTGGAACGAAATCATTAGACACAAACAGACTATTAGTAACAGGTATTGCAACATTCCAGAACGTTACCAACTTTGCTGATGTAAGTATCGGTAATCTAACAGTTGCTGTTGGATCTGGGCAATCTGTAGGTGTTGGAACTTCTACTGTAACGACAGGTCTAAAATTACAAATCAATAGTTCTTCAAATCCAGTTGCAATTACTACTACCTCAAGAATTGGAGTAGGTACAACAAATCCAACTTCAAACGTCGATATTAGAGGTACTCTTAATGTAACGGGTATATCCACTTTTGCCAATGCGACTGTTGGTTTTGCAACAATAACTAATAGTTATACTGGTCTTGCAACTGTTGGAGTTGCTACTATATCCAATGGATATGTTGGTCTTGCAACTGTTGGATTTGCAACAGTAACTAATAGTTACACTGGTCTTGCAACTGTTGGATTCGCAACCATAACTAATGGATATGTTGGAGTTGTTACTATTTCAACCATAAGTCTGGATAATAATACTATTATTACTACTGGAGTGACAACAACTGCAACAACTTCAATTTCAACAATTGATTCGTTTGATAAATCAATTTACAATACAGCTCAATACTTTGTAAAAGTATCTTTTGGTTCGACAATTCATTGCACAAATATCAATGTAATTTCAAATGGAACTGATACGTTTGCTGTCGAATATGGTGTTGTATCTACTGGTGCAGGAACATCTACTCTTGCAACCTTCACATCAGATATTAGTGGTGCAAATGTAAGACTTCGTGCAACACCACATCAATCTGGAATTACAACATTCAAGGTAGTCAGAACAATTATAAACTAAATAATAATAACTCTATCTAAAGGGGGGATAGTGGAACTCCTATGTCGGACCTAAACAAGAATTTTGTAATTAAAAATGGTCTCGAAGTAGGCTTAGGCGGCACAGTTTTCAAAGCTGATACTTCAAATATTTCACTTGGTAACGTTGGTCTCGGATCAACTGGTGGTGTAGTAACGGTATATGGTAATTTAAACGTTCTTGGTGTAACTACAGTTACTGTTCAAGGATCTGTTGATGCAGCTAGAACTGCAGAAAGGTTATTAAATGCAAGAAATATATCATTAAGTGGTGTAACAACTGGTTCGGTATCTTTTGATGGTTCTCAGAATGTAACCATTTCTCAGACACTGCAACCAGATGCAGTTGGTTTAGGAACTCATACTTCAGGCGAATATGTCAAGAACTTAACTGCTGGAAGTGGTGTTTCTATTTCTAGTGGGACAGGAGAAGGATCTTCTCCTACTATCACAAATAGTGATAGAGGTTCTTCTCAAGCTATTTTTAAAAAAATTGGAATTCAAACTACATCAAGTGCAACTGGAATTGGTACAACAATTTCAGCTACATCTAATACTGATGAGGTTCAATTTATTGCTGGAAGTAACGTAACACTTACTCCTGATTTTGCAAATAAAAAAATTACTATTGGATCTACTTACATAGATACCAATACTACTTACACCATTGGTGTTACTGATTCCTCTGGTGATAAGTTAATAACTTTAACTCCCAATTCTGGTGCAGGAACAACTGTAACATTATCCGCTGGATCTAATGTTGCACTTAATATTGTTTCTGGAAAGTTAGTAATTTCATCGACAGATACAAATACAACTTATTCTGTTGGAATCGCTACAAGTGGTTTTAGATTAAGTGGTAGTGATGGATCTGTTGGAATTGTTACATTTAGTGGGTCAAATGGAGTTGGAATTGCAACTTCATCAACAGGTGTTACAGTTTCTATTGCTAGTACAATAGGTATTGCAACAGTTGGGTACTCAACAATTACTGCTTCAAACATTGGTATTGCAACAATTGGAAGATTAGTAGTATCTACTGCTTCTACTTTTACTGGATTTTCTACCTTTAATGGTTCAGCACAGTTTTTGACAAACACTGGTTATATTCAGTTTGATAATATCAACAGTCGATTGTTTTTTGGAGATAATCAATCACTAACATTTGGAAATGGAACTAATGTCTCTATGTCTTGGAATGGGACATCAGCAAATTTACTTGTAGGTGGTCCATTTTTAATCAGAAATAATTCTGTTTCTGGAATAACAAGTATTGCTGGAAATACTATTGGAACAATCATTGATTTCACTCAATCTGGTGAAGTAAGAATTCCAGGAAGATTGCAAATAGGAACTGGTGGAACAGTATTTTCTACAACTACCAGTGGATCTGTTGGAGTTGGAACAACAATTCCAATTGGAAAATTGCAAGTTGGTACAGGATCTTCTTCATTCATAGTTACTGCTGATGGTTCTGTTGGTATAGGGACCACAAATCCAACAACTGCTCTTTATGTTAAGGGAACACTTACAGCAGATGGCATCATAAATACCAATACGGATTTTTACAGAAACGGTTCTAGCCTTACTTCACAAATTATCGGATTAGTCGTCGCTCTATCATAGGAAAATGGCAAAAAAAATTCTTTCTTCAAATTATTCTTTCGATCCTTCCAGAGGTCTGGTTATTCTGGAAGGCAATATTCTTCGTGAAAAACTTTTAATTATTACAAATGTAACTAAAAATATAATAATTTATAATTTTTCTGATCCATCTTATACTTTAGCTACTGAACCAGTATATTACTCTGATACAAATCAAACGTACTTATATTTAAGTGCTAATGTTAGCTCACAATCAGCTACTGATAGACTTCAAATTTTTATTGAAGAAGAATTTACTAATTTTGCTCCAGAGGATACATTTCTAGATCCTGTTTCTAAACTAAGAATTAGTGCCCCAGAGAACTTAATCGATACTGACTTTGAGTATGGATTGCAATCATCCAAGTGGGAAACATTAGAACTTGTAAATAATGTTCCTACTTTTTATTCAAGAAGTGGTGATTCTCCAATTACAATTACTGCAATTTCAGTTTCACAAAATTCGGAAAAAGTTAGTGTTTATCTGAACCCAGAATTAGAACCATTTAATATTGTTCCAGGAACTCCTGTAGAAATCTCAAATCTTGCAGATAGTAAATATGAAGGATCTTTCCTTGTAGAAAGTATTGATTCTGACACGAGATCTTTTACTTATAGTGTTGGGTTTAAGGCTGCATATAATTTAAATCTTCTTACGATTTACAGTACAGTAATTCCAGGATCTTTTTATACTGGTTCATCGTTAAAGACTAAAGAAATTTCATCTGACGCATTAAACCCATCAACATTAAATATTGAAACTATTTCCCCACATGGATTTATTTCAAATACTGGAATAGGAACTACATCAATTGTATCCGCAAACGAATTTTATTTAACAAACACTGTTGGTACTAAAAAAATTAATTTTGAACCAGTAGATGTTTATGGTCACGAAGATTTAAATTATCCATCTAGTGTGGGTTTTGGAACAACAACAATTACTCTAAATTCTGTCAATTCAGGATCATCAGTAAGACAAACAAATTCATTTTATAATTTAGATTCTACAACATATAATAATGTAAAATTCATAAATGCCATGAATTGGCATGGGCCTTTCTCAGTTGCAAATGGTGTAGTTGCCCCAGCTTCGGGGTCAATTCTAGGAAATACTACTCAATTTGAAAGATTACTATTCGTCAATAACACAACTATCAATCCAATTAATCATACGGTAGCACTAGTAAATGGAACCAATACTCATCTCGATTTTGGAGAAACTTTAGGAACTACTCCACCATTCCCATCAGGTAGCCCTGTTTTTGTAGGTATTCCAACAGGAAATAATAGAGGTGGAATTGGCACATTTAATGTGCTTCAAACAGTTCATCAATCTGGTAGTAGTAGAGTTATAGCTTTAACAGCTTCAACTTCAGATTTTAATATCAATACAACTACACTTACTGATGTTAGTGGAATTACACATCATAATGGACCCGTAAGATTAATTAAAGCTTTTAAAGTAACATCTTATAGTTCTTCAGATTTTATGATTACTTGTGACGAAACTGTTGATGGTTTATCTGCGGGTCAAAAAGTAGTTTTAGTTCCAAGATTTAATGGAAGAAAGTTAGCTCTTGGAGCTGGAGTTTCTTACGCTTCTGAACCCCATACATCGAATTTTTATGCTGCTTTAGAAGGTGGTCCAAACGTTTATTATGTAAATCAACAAACTGGAACATCTAATCAATTAAGATTATCAAAAACTACTGCAGGAGCTGAAAACTGGGTAAAATCTGCAGGAGTTGCATTGACCACTGGAAGTGGAGTATTTGATTTTTCATCAACAATAGCTTCTGTTTATATTGTACCTGTTTCCGAACCAGATGATTTTACATCTTCAACAAACAGATTATCAAATACAATAGAATTTCCCTCGGATCATGGATTATTGACCAATGATTATGTTAGATATTATCAAACAGGTGGATTAGCTATAGCTCCTCTTGTAAATGGAGAATATTATCACGTTGAAGTAATTAATTCAAGAAAAATCAGATTAAAATCTAAAGGTCATTATAGAACATCTACAAATACTACAAAAGAATATATCAATTTAACTGGTTATGGAGTAAATTACGATACACCTACAGTTACGCATTCAGTAGAAAGAATGCAAAGTAATTATCAAAGAGAGACTATTCAAGTTCCAAAAGATTCTGGTCTAACAAATAATGGATTAATTAGATATGAAAGACAAAACTCTACTACTGGAGTTACAACTACTAAAAATGGATCAGTTGCAGAATTAACATCTGGTGTTTTCTATACTGTTAAGACAGGTTTAACTGCTGAGAGTGATCCTTCAAAACTTAAAGTAAGGATTGCCCCTCAGGGTACTCCTACTTTTGAAACCTATGTCTTCAAAGATTATTATGCTGGTTATTATCCACTTCAAACTCGATTTGGAGCTGGAGCGGCAGGAATACCTGTTGGATACGGTACAAACGTAGGATTTGCATTTACTTCGTCTGATGCAAAATCTTATGCTACTTCTAATGGAAATGGTGGTTGGAGTAACCCATTACTTAAATGGGCTTCTGCTGATATTTCTGCGGGAATTGGCAGTACAGTAATTGGAATAGTATATAAGAAATCTTGGACAAATTCTCATACTGATAGATATACAGAATTTACTCCAGGAGATCTTATAGTATGGCATGATGTTCCAACTGGAAATGCTCCATATGATAATGATTGGCCTAATGATATATACCAAGTTACTGATGTTGGTTATGTTTCAAATGGAAAATCAACTTGGGATAAAACTTTAAAAGCTGTTTATGTAAGAGTTCCTACTTGGAAAAACTCAACTGCTTTTTATGATTTTGCACAAAAATTTGGAGCCAATGTTAAAGCTGGAGTTCGTGGAGATAAGATAGGAAATATTTACAAATGTTTTGATTTTGTTGGAATTGGTAATGCAACTCAAGCACTATTGAAATCTGATGATAGAGCTTTGGATGGTGTTTATAAATCTTCATCTACAACAACTAATATGATTAGTTGTCAAAGTTCCATTGAAATTCCAACAATTATTAGATCATCAGGCATTTCTTCCGTAAATGGAAACATCTCTGTAGGTCAGAAACTCATTGTTGGATTAGCTGGAACAGGAGGTTTAGCTGCATCTCTATTGAAAGGAGAAGCTTTAATCAATCTTGATAGTGTAACTGGAATTAGAACTGGTATGACAATAACCAGCGACTATTGGGAAGAAGGAGTAACAGTTACGAGAGTTGGATATGGAAATACTCCCACTTTTATTGGTCTATCGACTGGATATGGAAGACAGGGGCAAACAGTTAATATTGGAGTAACTACAGCAACTGTTGGTCTTCAAACAGCATTGAAATATGCAGATCATAAATTTGTAGATGGTATTAGAATTAAATATAATGAAGATGGAACTGCTGGTGCAGTTGCTTTTACTGGATTAACAAGTAATACTAATTATTTTGTTGTAATTAGAGATAAGGACTGGTTTGGTCTTGCATCAACATATGAGAATGCTATTAATAGAAATTCTGATGTATCTGATAAAATTGTCAATGTGACAGACGCTAACACTGGATCTCATTTCTTTACGTCATCAAACATTAATGGCGCAATTGTTGGTCTAGGAACAGTTAATATTAGTGAAGATTCCGTTTTAATTTCAGATACTTATGTCACTATCAATGGAATTAACTCAACAACATCAACCAATTTCCTATCATTCTTCTCATCTGGAGATTCAATTGTAGGATTCACTACTCTGCCAAATGGCCCTGGAGATATTTTTGAAGGAATTGTTGATTCTGTTAAATCTGATTATGTTCTTTCTCTTAAACAGGCACCAGTAGGTTATGCAACTGGCGCAAACTATCTAATTAAAACCAACGTTTATCCTAAGTCAAATGCTGTTGCATTGCACAAACCTTATGATGGTGGCGTTAAAATGCAAACTGGTTTGAGTAGTTCAATGATTCCAAACACCAGTCTTGTAAGACAAACAAGAAGATACTTCCGTTATCAGTCTGGTAAAGGTATTCAATGTTCTATCGCTATTAACTTTAACCCACCATATGATGTAGATGATCTAAGATCTTCTTCTGGAATTGCAACCGTAACAACAAAAGAAGAACATGGAATTATTGTTGGATTAACAACTTATAAAATTAGAGTTAGTGAAGCAGAAAATCCAACTAATGCTCATGTAAATTATAATGGTGTATTTGAAGTTATTGATACTCCAACTCCAAATAGTTTTTCATATAGACTTCCAGTTTATAATTTCACTGGAATTGCAACTGCTGGATCAAATGTTGTTACTGGAATTACAACATTCTTTAGAGCAAACATTGGAGTATCTAGAACAGATGTTCTTACTGGAATTGGTTCAACAGCAATTAATTTACTACAACCAGGAATGAGAATTAGAAATCTTGATTATGGTGTTGTAGATAGTCAAATTCTTGCAGTTGATAAGTATCCAACTAACTCTGGATTGGATAATACCATTACAATTGAACCATATGTAGGTCTTGGTTTAACTGGATCAAATCTTACATTTGAAGTAATGAATATACTAGACTTTGTTTCTGCAGGTGGAATTGTAACCTCTCTGAAAACTTCTACTGGAATATCATCAAATATTACAGTTTCCACTGTAGATAGGTACAATAGGATCATCACACTTTCTTCACCACTACCAACAGCTGCTGGAGCCGGATCAAGTTGTGATTTCTTCTTGACAAGTTCAAATTCTCTCAATATCGCTAGAGGATTTCCAAAATACAATCACGAAAAATGGCAAGATGCTAAAGTAAGATGTGGATTATTTGACTTCCAAAATGGAATTTTCTTTGAATATGATGGTCAAGATCTCTATTGCGTAAGAAGAAATTCAACACAACAATTGGCTGGAACTGTTTCTATTATTTCTGGTAGTAATCAAGTTTCGGGTCAAAATACAAAATTCAACTCTCAATTAACAGAAGGTGATTTTATAATTCTCAGAGGTCAGTCATATAAAGTTGTTCAAATTGACTCAGATACTAACTTATATGTACAACCTTTCTATAGAGGAGCTACAATTGGCAATGTCGTCGCAACTAAAACTATTGATACAAAAGTGAGACAAAAAGATTGGAATATTGATAAATGTGATGGAAAGGGTAAGCATGGATATAAACTTGATATCAATAAGATTCAAATGGTTTATATGGATTACTCTTGGTATGGTGCAGGTAAAGTAAGATTTGGATTTAAAGATCAAAACGGTGAAGTAAGATATGTACATCAATTCTTACATAATAATAAACTAACTGAGGCTTATTTAAGATCTGGTAACTTACCTGGCAGATATGAAGTTGAAACTGGAAATTATCCATCACTGAATCCTTCTCTATTCCACTGGGGAACTTCAGTTATCATGGATGGAAGATTTGACGATGATAAAGCTTATCTCTTCACTGCAGACTCAAACACTCTAACTTTTGCTGCAACACAGACACAGTTTTCTGGTTATTTAAATAAAAATGCTTATTCAAGTTCAAATCTAAATGATTGGAGAATTGAAATTACCAACCTAACAACAGTAACTGGTATTACTTCGGCTAGGGTTGGTGCTGAAATTAAATCAAAAACTTATCCAACACTTTTACAATCTGGAACAACTATTCGAAGTGCAAGCAGTGACTTTAAAACAATTTATCTATCGCAGCAACCAACCACACATGTTTCTGGATCTTTACAATGGTTAGTTGGAGGCGGAAACGTAGATATTGCAAGTCTATCTCCAATTCCTCTTGTATCAATTAGACTTGCTCCTTCTGTCGATAGTGGTTTGACAGGTAACTTAGGATATAGAGATCTAATCAATCGAATGCAGTTGATCCTGAGATCTGCAGGTGTTCTTGTTACACATGACTGTCAGGTTTCTCTCATTCTGAATGGTCAGCTAAGTAATGATGAATTTGCTGGAGTACAACAACCTTCACTATCTCAACTCTATAAACATAGAGTGTCGGATAAAATTACAAATGGAACTATTGTGTATTCTTTCCGTGCCTCTGGTGGTGCAATTATTGATACAACAACCAAGAAGAGAAGTTATGGTGAAACATCTGTAACTCTGGACGAACTTGCGGTTCTTGGCAACTCAATTCTTGGTGGAGAACAGGTATTCCCCAACGGTCCAGATATTCTGACAGTTGCGGTTACTCCTGTTGATACTTCTGAGATTACATCAACATCTCCATTCTCTGCTCAGGCGAGAATTACATGGACTGAATCTCAAGCATAATTCAACTCACATAATTAATCCTCTGATAAATATATCAGAGGATTTTTTTATTCCGATATATATCGGATCAACGGTAAATACCAGGAGAAGTTAGCCAAATGGCATCAAATATTCGCATCAAAAGATCATCTGTTGCTGGAAAAACTCCTACAACAACTGATCTATCTTTGGGTGAGTTAGCTATAAATTTTTATGATGGTAAGTTATTTTTAAAACAAGATACTTCTGGTGTAGGAGTTGCTACAACTGTTATTGCAGTTAATCCACAAGCATTAACTACATCATCCAGTCCAACTTTTCAGAACCTTACTG